AACTTCTCGTTGTATCTTGTCTCAATCTCATTAGCTTTTTCTTGCCAATCATCCTTAGCATTTAACAAATCTAAATTCTCCTGGCTTTCGTCGTTCTGATCCAGGTCATCAAACTTCCCATAAGGGTAATCAATCTCAAAACTTGGATATTCTCCCAGGTCGTGCTGGTTTATCCTTTCAAAAACTTCTCCCTCTATTTTCCCGAACTCGTCCTCCAGGAACTTCAAGGCTTCCGCTTTTTGTTTTAGCGGGGTATCAAGGGTTGTCCAACTTCCTAATCTCATACATTTTTTATTTAATTATTAAGCCCGGGGATTGATAATCAATCCAGGGGTCTAGTAACTAATCCTCTAACTGTATTTTCATATTGTCTCGGTACTCTTCCGGCTCGTCGTCGTTTTGTACTATATACCAAACATATTTTTCCTGGTATAAAGTTACTACATTGCTACCAGTAAAACAACTCAATCCGTAATTTATCCATTTTTTAGTGGTCACTGTATCCCAACCGCCGGTGTTTAATTGTATTATGTTATTATTCCGGATGAAAACTATTGTATTGACATAGACTATTAATACACGGCTACCGGTAGAAAACAGCACCGCTTTACTACTCAACCGCTCGAACTTGTCAAATTCTTCCGGCTTAATGTTTTGTAGTCTCAAAACATTCTTAAAATGCTTGTTGTTTAGATACATATTATTATTATTATTTATTAAATTCTATTATTTTAAACACTATTATTCATCTCCGGAAATTTCATCCTATCCGGTATCTCCCGACTGGTTGTAATACTTCCAGCCGGGCTGTTTTGGACTATCATTGTTTTGCTTCTTCTTCCTCATCCTGGTCTTCAATTAATTCTTTTAACTTCTCCAGGTCTTCCCGTAACTGTTGCTCGTAGTAAAAGAATAAGTCACTCGTCATTATTCCGTAAACATCTCCGTCAGTTTCTCCCTGTATCTCCTGGGTCAATCCTCGGGCGTCAGTGTTTTCAGTCCACTCTTTGATAATCTCATTATAATATACCGGTACAAGTCCGTCAGCATATTCAGATAAATTATCGTCAAGGTCGTCAAGCTCGGAACTTTCTCCGATAAGGTAACAGTTAATGAAATCCTCCAAATTCTCCCCGTCGTTAAAATCTCCGCTGTTTTCTTCTATAATCTTTTTGTAATCTAACATATTGTTTTTATTAGTTTCTTAATTAGTTTATTAATTGCCGGGGCAATGCTCCGGGCTAGTTGCTTTCTTTTTCTCTTGTTCATAGGCTTTTAATTTATTGTTTAATCTGTATTAATTATATCAAATGTGTCAAACTTGTCAAGGGCTTTTTACTCCGGGAACTACTCCCGGAACTGCTCGGGCTGTCTGGGGCTTGGGTGCTACGGGGGGCGGGGGTATTGCTTCCGATATGGTGCGGGGGTGGGGTTTTATATTTTCTAAATCTTCAAATCTCCCGTGCTTCCTGGCTCCCGGGTCTCCTGGCTCTCCTTTATGTATAAACATATAATAGGCATATTGTCAAGCTCCCCGGCTCCCTAATAGGTACCCGATAGGGTACACCTTAAAGGTGAATTGTATTTATAAACTAATAAGAGTACCCGAAGGGTACACCTTCAAGCTGTTTGTATTTTAATTAATCAATTAACAATGAAATTATTATAGTAGGGACAAGGTTGACGGGGTCACCCCTTTCAACACACCCCCCTTCATAAACTTTAAAAACAACCTCTATCCCTTTCAGTGTAACAAAACATTCTACTGTATAGTTACTGTATAGTTTAAAAACCTCATCCCAAGCTTTTGCCCTAAAAAAGTTTTCAAAAAAATATATTTTAAATTTTTCACTAAAAAACATATATTATAACACAGCTTGACACATTTGTATAACATAACTATAATACTTATGTTGGTCACTTCTGGGCTTGTATAGTGATTTCTTAAAAAAAAACCAACATAAGACCAACATAAAGAAATTGTTATGTTGGTTTTGTATCTCTTTATCCATAGTCTAAAGTACTATAAACCAACATAACCCCCCTAAAAGTAAGAAAAATAGTATTAGTAATCAATATTATATTATAATATAATAATGCTATATAAAACTTCTTTTCCATTTCTTATGTCGTTAGGTTGGTTTCCCTTGTATAGGTCATTTAAAAACAACATAACAATTTTATTTTAGGTATTTGACTTATTTTTGTATAGGGTGTATTATAATAGTATAATAAACTAATATAATAATATGGCTACAAAAAATCAAAGTTACACAATGGATAAGGAAGTGTTGTTCAAATTGACTGCTTATGCTAATGCTGAATGTATTTCAAAATCAAGGGCAGTAAATAGAATACTATCTAAATTTTTAAATTTGAAAATTATAGATGAGATAGAAAAAAAGAAATCCAAACCACAAACAGAGGAAGATAGGCTTAAAGATTGGGAATGGAGAAAAAAAATGGTAGCTGAAGGTAAATTTTCTGTTCGTATGGGAGAGGAATATCCAAGGATGGATAACCCAGATATAGAAGAAATTTACTTAACTCCGGACGGGTTACCTAGTGATATTGTTAAATAATATAGCACCCAAGCTTTGACATCGTAACTACATTCGTTTATAATAAAACTATGGCATATCACAGACAAAGAGAATCATCTATGAAACAATTAGCATATGCAAAAGGAATCTTGGGTGCTACGGGGATTAACAAGAAACAGATTGCTTTAGATGTTGGTTATTCACCGGCGGTTGCTAATTCCATTTCATCTCACATTGAGAATAAACCTGGCTTCCATAATGCTATGGCTGCTTTAGCTGTGGATTCTAATAATTTAGCACTGGCTGCTATGCACGAGTTCAAAGCGAGGGGGTTCCACGACTTCACTAATAAAGAACTTGTTGGTGCACTTAATGCTATTGGTAATGCTTGGTCTAAGTTTAATGCTATTCCTAAGGAAAAGGAAGATAACCCCTCCGGGAATAAGTTGCGGACTGTTATTTTGCAGCAGGTTGAGAATCAGAATTTGCAGGTTGCTGATAAAGAAACATTGCCAGTTTCACCTACTCCGGATGTGGAGCTGACCCCATCTGGGGTGGGTAAAGTTGGTAATGTAGAAGACCCAATGGATTTTTAAAAATTTAATTAATTAAAATAAATGTATGGTAGAAGGAAATGACTCGGGAGAACAACAAATTGGTGGTGAAGAAAAACCATTAAAGGAAAAAGTATTGACTTATGGTCAAAAGGCAGTAGGTTTAACTTTTAATCCTAGTGGATTAGAAGAAGTAGATTTAATTAAACATCATTATGCAGACATTATTGATTTACTTAATGATTTGAGAAGTAAAGAACCGACTTATACAGAAAATAATGTATTAAGTCATAAAGCTAATTTACTTACAGAAGCAATTAAGCAAGCTCAAACAGCTCAAATGTGGGCAGTAAAAGCTTTGACTTGGAAATAGTCTCTTGATACACTGGGATTTAGTTCCCAGTAATTAATAGATTAATTTTATGAAACTCAAACAATTTCACAGAAGATTCGAAGATACAAATAAGGATGATAGGTTCAAGGTGATTAAAGCTCCCACTGAACCGTCTTCTATTTTTGTTATTTACAAGCAATTGCAACAGGTTCGAGCTCAAAGGAAGTATTACAAGGATAGAGAAGAACAACTTCTAGCTCTAGCGGAATTGGGTTTTAAACAACTTGAAAATAAAAAGAATGGAGAATCAGAAACAACATAATGATGATATAGTTCAAGAACTTACTGATAATCCTAATCTTATTAAAGACCAGCATTGGAGATTGTGTAATTTATATTTTATTGTTACTAAGGATGGAGATAAACAGGTCTTTAAAATGAACCGGGCTCAACGACATTTCTACGATAACTATTTAAACATTCCACATCCTTATCACAGGCACGTGATTCTGAAAAGTCGTCAATTAGGTTTCACTACCTTTATTGATTTGTTTTGTTTGGATAGTATTTTATTTAACCCGAATAAGGAGGCGATTGTTATTGCTCATAAGGTGCAGGATGCGACGGAGATTTTTGATAAGAAGATTGAATTTGCTATTCGGAATATGGCAGAGGATGTAAAAGGTGCTTTCTTTAAGATTAACCACCGGTCAGCGAGAAAGGTTCAGGTGATTATTGATTACGGACCGGAACAGGGTTCCACATCTAGTATGGCGGTGGCTGTATCCGGGCGGTCTGGAACTTATCACTACGTTCATATTTCTGAATTTGCTAAGATGTGTGTGCAATTTCCAAAAAGAGCGGAGGAAGTTGAACGGGGAACTTTTCCAACGGTACCGTTTGATGGATTTATTTTTATCGAATCTACGGCTGAAGGTATGTCCGGGAGATTCTATGAAATGTTCCAACAGAATTGGTTGACGAGAGATAAGATTACTCCGCAGTTATCCCAGGTGCAGTTCCTCCCGCATTTCTACAACTGGCAGTTTGATGATATGGAAATGAAAAAGATTTACGAGAATATTCCAGTGGGAGATATGGATGAGTGTGAGATTGATTGGAAATCTTACCAAGTTGAACACGAGCTTTCTGATAAGGAAATAACATACTATTATATGAAGTGGTTGCAGTTCGGTGGAAAAAATTCTCCGGATGCGGTTAAATCACTAATGCAGGAATACCCTACTACACACGAAGAAGCTTTTTTATCTACTGGTCAGACATATTTTTCAACTGCTAAGGTTGCTACTCTGTTGCAGACTGTGGAGAAAGGTACTAAAGGAGAATTGGGTTACGATAAGGAAGGCGTGGAAATAATTTTCAATGAGGTTTCCACAGGTTCGCTAGAGGTTTTCAATAAGCCGGAACCGGGGACTAAATATATTATTGGGGGAGATACAGCTGAAGGATTGATTTCTGGAGATTACCAGGTGCTCTATGTTATTAATCACAAGACTGAAGAGTGCGATGCTATTTACAGGTCTCACGTGCCTCCGGATGAATTGGCTACTGAGGCATACAAACTCGGAAAATTTTATAACTGGGCTCTGCTTGGAATTGAAGTTAACAAGGATGGGCTCTGGGTAAATGATGCTCTTGAGAAAATGGGGTATATAAATTTGTACTACCGGAAGCAGTTTGATGATATTACTAAAAAAATGACTAAGTTCTTCGGGTGGAAAACTACTTCGGCTACTAGACCTTTCGCACTGGCTGCTCTCAAAGCTGTATTTTTCCGTAAGGATGGTGGATTCCCATCGGTTATTCTGGGAGAAATGCTTACTTTTGTTCGGAATATCAAAGGAAAACCGGAAGCTATGGCTAAAAAACACGATGATGTTCTGATGGCGGCTAGTATAGGATATGCAATACTTGGTGAACAAGAAAATTATATTGAAGGAGGAGAAGCTAATGAGGGCTTTAGTCATATGAAAGCAATATTTTCAGAATCTCAAGGAGGAGTAGAACAAATAAATCATTAATATATGAATATAGAAGAAAGAAGAATTTATATGAAAGAATGGCGGAAGAATAATCAAGTCAAGATTATTAAATACAGAAATTCTTACGAACAAAAATTATACAAATATAATTATAATCGTACTCCTAAAATGCTTGCATATCGAAAAAAGTATAATGCAGAAAATAGTGAACGATTTCGTTTGGCAAGAAGAGAGCGTAGGGATAAATGTTATACAGAAATGGGTGGTAAGTGTGTAGAATGTGGCTTTAATGATTACAGAGCCCTTCAAATTGACCATATTAACAGTGACGGCAAACAGGAAAGAAAACTTATTTGTAGAAATGACTACTATCCGAATGTATTAAAGAGTTTTTTAGCAGGAAAAAAGCGTTATCAACTGCTTTGTTGCAACTGTAATTGGATAAAACGTGAAATAAATGGTGAATATCGTAAAAAAAGTGAA